TATGGACAACGTAGTAGACGCTATTGCTGTCGGTGCTGGTCCTTCTGATATTAGTCAGGAGATCAAAGATGCACTATACAGCAAAGCAAGCGAAAGAATCGACACCTATCGTTCTGTAGTTGCTGACCGACTTTTCAATGGTCAGGAAGTAGAGACTGGTGAAGAGGAAGTTGAAGCAGGTGAAGAAGAATGATCAAAATCGTTTTTTCCGAAGTGGACTGTCCGTCCTCTTGTGATGAAGCAATCGATCTTGAACATTCAACTGGTGTAAGAGCCGTTAATACTTCATCTAAAAGTAATGCTATTCTGCATTTACTGGATGAAACCGGCGTAGACAAGACCATCACTCTCGTCCCATTAGAGAGTCTAATCCTCAAAAAGACGCTGAAGACATTGGTCTGGACTTCGTCAGAAAAAGTTCGTATCTCTGGAGTAAGCATTTACTAAAATGAAACTAATCACAGAAGAAATTAACAAGGTAGAATTTATCGTCGAAGAGAGTGAGGGCAAGAAGTCCTTATTCATCGAAGGTATTTTCCTACAAGGCAACCAAAAAAATCGCAACAATCGTGTCTACAAGACCGAGACTCTAGCGAGAGAAGTTGCTCGCTATAACGAGCAGTATGTTGATAGTGGTCGTGCCCTAGGCGAACTAGGTCACCCCGATGGACCTACTGTAAACCTAGACAGAGTATCCCACAAGATTGTTTCTCTCCGTCAGGAAGGAAACAACTTCATCGGCAAGGCAAAACTATTGGAAACTCCAATGGGCAAAATTGCTAAAAACCTATTAGATGAAGGTGTCAAACTTGGCGTTTCTTCTCGTGGTGTTGGGTCTCTAAAGGAAACCCGTGAGGGATATAAACTAGTTGGTGAGGACTTTATGCTCGCCACTGCTGCTGATATCGTAGCAGATCCTAGTGCGCCTGATGCCTTTGTACAAGGTATTATGGAAGGAAAAGAGTGGGTAATGGTCGATGGCATCCTAAGGGAGCAACAAATCAAAGACACAGTATCTACTATAAATAACCTAGTAACGAGCAGGCAGTTGGAAGAAAAGAAAATGGAACTTTTCCAAAACTTCCTCTCAAACCTTTGAAATCTATAAATAAATATAGATTTTAACTAAAATCACACTCGTCGGTAGCAACTAATTACAAGACATGGAAAACGTAGTAACGAAAGGTGCTAAGGCTGCTGAACCTATGGATAAGGTTTCACCCAGCGTTGTGCCCGGACAATCAATTAACGATCTCGGTGGTCCTACTCCCGAGAACTATACAAACGAGCCAGAAGGTCCTGCTAAGCTAAAGGATGCTGCTGCCCCACTATCCCAAGTAAAGGATGTAGTGAATAAGGGAGCAGGTTCTGCAGATGGTATGGAAAAAATGGCAGATGCAAAAGTAGTACCTGGAAGCAATTCCGGTGGCACTACTGATTCACGCTCTGCTGCTTCCAAGGCCGAATCAGTTCCATCCTCTGTTGTTCCTGGTCAGAAAAAGACCAAGAAGGAAGAAGTAGAGGTTGAAGGAGAAGTAGTCGCAGAAGAAGAGATTGAAGAAATCTCTATCTCTGAGATTGACATTGAAGAAGACGTTACTGCTCTTCTAAGTGGTGAAGAACTCTCTGAAGAGTTCCAGAGCAAAGCTCGTACCATCTTTGAAGCAGCAATCCGCAACAAAGTTGCTATCGTCAAAGAAGAACTCCAATCCCAATACGAGGGAAAACTCAACGAAGAGCTTGCTCTAGTGCGTGAGTCCCTAACTGAGCGTGTAGACGCTTACTTGGAGTACGTCGCCGATGAGTGGATGGCAGAAAACGCCATCGCCGTCGAGCATGGACTCAGAACTGAGATGTCAGAAAGCTTCATTGCCGGTATGAAGTCTCTATTCGATGACCACTATGTCACTATCCCTGAGGAGAAGTATGACGTAGTTGAGTCCATGGTTGAGAAACTTGATGAAATGGAAGGAAAACTCAATGAGCAAATTGAGCGCAATGTTGCTCTAAACGCTCGTCTAGGTAGTGCAGTTGGTGAATCAATCTTCACCCAAGTTGCCGAAGGTCTTGCTGAGACCCAGAAGGACAAACTTGCTGCCCTTGCTGAGAATGTTGAGTTTGATGGTGAAGTAAGTTACAGAGAGAAGCTTGAGGACCTCAAGGAATCCTATTTCCCCTCTAGTCGCTCCGCTTCCGTCTCGACAAGAAACAGTGTCGAGGACCTCACTGAAGAAGTAAACGTAGCAGAACAACCTGCTGATGTTTCTGATTCAATGATGAGATATCTACAGACACTCGACAGAGTTTCTAGAAAGTGAATTTTTGATTATTAAATCAAACCTAATAAATACTCACAAGGATTATTAAACAAATGTACAATTCCGCTGATTCCCAACAACTTCAGGAGAAGTGGGCACCTATTCTAGACCACGAAGGTGGTATCCAGGATGCTCATAAGCGTGCCGTAACCGCACAACTCCTAGAGAACCAGGAAGTTGCTCTATCCGAAGAGCGTGCTTTCCTCTCCGAAACTCCTACAATCAACACCGACCCCAATGCCACCGGCAACCCCGGTTTCTCTGGCAGTGGCGATCAGGCAGTTGCTGGTTTTGACCCCGTCCTAATCAGTCTCATCCGTCGTTCTATGCCCAACCTAGTGGCATATGACATCTGCGGCGTGCAGCCAATGAATGGTCCTACTGGACTCATCTTCGCAATGCGCTCCCGCTACGATTCTCAGACCGGCGACGAGACCTTCTACAACGAAGTCGATACCGCCTTCTCTGCTCAGAACAAGCAGGTCACCGCTACCCAGGGCAACTACTCTGGTCAAGTCGGCGCTGGCGCTACCGTTGGTCTAGGCACCACCGCTCAGCGTGGCAACAACCCCGCAATCCTCAACCCCCTACCCGGTGACCAACTAGGTTACAACGTAGGTCAGGGCATGAAGACCCAGGACTCCGAGGCTCTAGGCGAGACCGGCACCGAGTTCAACGAAATGGGCTTCTCCATCGAGAAGGTCACCGTGACCGCCAAGTCACGCGCCCTCAAGGCACATTACTCCATGGAACTCGCCCAGGACCTCAAGGCGATCCACGGTCTAAACGCCGAGGCAGAACTCGCTAACATCCTATCCAGCGAGATTCTATCTGAGATCAACCGCGAGGTTGTCCGCACCGTATACAAGACCGCTGTTCCTGGCGCTCAGAACAACGTTGCAACCCCTGGCGTATTCGACCTAGACGTTGACTCCAACGGTCGTTGGTCTGTTGAGAAGTTCAAAGGACTTATCTTCCAGATCGAAAGAGATGCTAACGCAATCGCGCAGCAAACTCGTAGAGGGAAGGGCAACTTCATCATGTGTTCCGCTGATGTTGCTTCCGCACTAACCATGGCAGGTGTACTAGATTACACCCCTGCTCTAAACGCCAACCTAAATGTTGACGACACCGGTAACACCTTCGCTGGTGTTCTACAGGGCAAGTACAAGGTCTACATCGATCCTTATGCTGCTAACGTCTCCAACCAACAGTACTATGTTGCTGGTTACAAAGGTTCCTCACCTTATGACGCAGGTCTATTTTATTGCCCCTACGTCCCACTTCAGATGGTTCGCGCCGTTGGTCAGGACACTTTCCAACCTCG